AACCAAGCACTTCACCAGGTCGCTGAAATCGAGATCGAGCGCATCGAAGCGATCACTCAACGGAGCGCAGGACCACTGCGCGACATGCTCGTGCTGCATCTGGAGCAGGCGATGAGGACCGTCTACGAGGCCGGAGCGGCCTCCGCAAGGTCGGCGCGGATGGCAACGCATGGCGGGGCACAAGCATGAGCGCCGACACCGACTCTCTCGGCGCCAAAATCAGCGCAATCATCTGCTCCGTCTTCATCGGACTGCTAATCCTGTTGGACATTCTGGGCGCCGCGCGCGAGGTGGGCGGCCTGTGAACTCGAAGACACGCGAACGGCTTGCGGAGCATTACGCGGAGATTACCGAAGCTGCGGAGCATCAAATCCGCGAGCTAATCAGGCGGGAGACTTCCGAGGCCCGTGCGGTCGCGCTGGGAGTCTGGCAGCTGTGGTACGCGATCACAGCGGGCCATCAGGCTGACGGCGACACCGAACGGCTCGAGGCGTTGTTTGCCAACGGTTCGCCGTTCGATCACCAGCCATCGGAGAACTGAGATGGACGCGACGCTTGATGTGGTGCTGACCAAGACCTACCAGAACAAGCCGCTGGCAACGATCCGAAACCTGCCCGGCAATGACGCCGATCTGACACCAGACCAGATGCGGGCGCTGGCGAAGACCCTGCTGGTCGTGGCCGACGAGTGCGAGGCACGTCCGATGGACGCGAAGCGGTTTCTTCGTGCCACAAGGAGCTATGCCGTGGCAGATCTTCGCGCTGAGGCGATCTCTTCAGAGCTGCGCGCCGAGCCATGCCCGTGGTGCGGTAACGGCCACGACGGCCTTATGTTTCGGAAGGCAAGCGCCGGCATATGGGTCGTTTCGTGCCCGCGATGCGGCGCAGTCGGCCCCCATCCGAGACAGGGCGAGCAATCGTATGACCAGGCCATTGCGGCCTGGAACGGAGAGGAGAAACCGGCATGCACAACCTGAAGCACGGCGCGCTTCAGCTTCTGATGGGGGCACTGCTTTGCCTGCACCGCGCCACCAGCGCCGCCCTGCGTTGGTGCGAAGACAGGCTGGACGAATTCGAAGGCCTGGACGACATCGTCGACGAAATCGTGAACCGGGATCACGAATTGAAGAAACCCGCCGCGCCCGTGCTGATCGTGCGGGTGCACCACCGACCACGGATCCACTAATGAACACGCAACACATAGAACCGTGCCCTTTCTGCGGCGCAACCGCCGAACTGGAGGACGTGAACATGGAGCACCTGGCGGTGACTTGCTGCGGGTGTGGCGCCATCGGCCCGCGGGCAGATTTCGGCGATGCCGCAATCCGCGCATGGAACGCACGCCGGGACACGGCACCCGAGTGGCTTTCCCAGGCTCTTAACTCGGGAGATGGAGTGTACCGCCCGTGAAGATCATCGGACTGACCGGACCCGCAGGCTGCGGGAAATCGACGGTTGCGGACCTGCTGCAGGAGCATTTCGGCTATATCGAGGAATCGTTCGCGCGGCCGCTCCGCGAGTTCGTGGCATCGGTCTGCTGTTGGACCACTGAAAACGTCGAACGGACGAAGGAAGAACGGACACCAAAGCTGTGCAACCGATCGCCGCGCGAGGTCATGCAACTGATGGGCACCGAGTTTGCGCGCAACATGATCGGCCCCGACATCTGGATTCGCGCCCTGGAGTCGAGAATCCAGCGCATGCGGAACTTTGTCGACACCTATGACCCGCGAGTCACACCCGTCGCTGAATGGTGGTCGCCGAAACTGGCATCCGGCCAGCTGCAGTTTGTCGTCTCCGATATCCGCTTCCCCAACGAGGCAGCCTGGGTGCGGGAGCACGGCGAACTGTGGCATCTCACCAGACCCGGAAAAGGACTGACCGGGCACGTCAGCGAAGCAGGAGTCGCAGTGACCGACCGCGACCAGATCCTCGATAACGACTGCGACATGGACGCGCTGCGGGTTCGCATTGGCGCAATGCTGGGGGTCTCCGATGCCCAGTGATCGACCCGTTGCATACGTTGCCGGCCCCTACCGCGGCATCAACGCGTTCGATGTATCACGCAACATCGAGAGCGCCCGCCTGGTTGCGGCGGCGCTTTGGCGACAAGGCTATTACGCGCTGTGCCCGCATATGAACACCGCGCACTTCGACGGCATCGTCGACGACCGCGTGTTCCTGGATGGGGCGCTGGAGCTGATGCGACGGTGCGACCTGGTCGTGCTATCGCGAGGCTGGGCGCAAAGCGAGGGCTCGCGGGAGGAGATCCGCGAGGCGCTGGCGATCGGAAAACCGATCTTCGAATGGCCCGTCATGAGCGTCGCGCTCACCGAGGCCTATTTCAATCTCGACTGATAAGAGGACTGCATCATGACCCGCCCTGACCTGTTCAACTTCGTGATCGGCTCGCTCCGGTACGGCGCGACGCTGGATGAACTATCCGAGAAGCTCAATGAATGCGTCAACGCCAGCCGGGAGACCGGCAAAGTCTCGACGCTAACCCTGGAGCTGAAGATCAAACCGAACGGTTCGACCGGCCAGTACGAGCTGACCGACAAGATCAAGTCGCGCGTTCCGGAACTGGACCGCGAGGTCACGCTGATGTTTGGCACACCGGAAGGCAACCTGGTCCGGGAAGACCCGCGCCAGATGAAGCTGGACCTCCGACGGGTCGAAGACCCGCCCGCCGGGGACCTGCGCAAGGTCAGTCCGTAAACCCAGTCCATCGGAGCAGAGATCATGAAAGACAACGACGACACCTACAACGAAGAATTCCCCAACGACTGGGCGACCGCGTTCAACGCCGGCGCTGCGCTGTCCGAGCGTAAGGAGTTCGAGATCAACGAGACCCCGGCGGTCCTGATTCCGGACGGCTATAAGGTCCAGACGTTCGAGGAGCACCGCGAGCGGCCGATTCGCATCGAGCGCTGCGTCGCTACCCACACCGCCCGCGCCTTCGTCAAGTACGTCAAGCGATTCTGGGACGATGGGACGATGGTGTTCGCAGACGGTAGCAAGGCCACATTCACCGCGGTCATCGACTACCACCGATCCGCCGACGTGCCCGACTGGTGCAGGCATTCCGTCACCTATGCCTGCCCGACCAGCCGCGAATGGGACGCGTGGATGAAGAGTTCGGGCAAAGTGATGACTCAGGCGCAGTTTGCCGAATTCATCGAGGACAACCTGGTCGACATCGTGCAGCCCGTCGGCGCCGAAATGCTGGAAGTTGCCAAAACGCTCGACGCGCGAACCAGCGTCCGGTTCAAGAGCGGCATCCGCCTCGACAACGGGGAGACGCAGCTGGTGTACGAGGAGATGATCGACGGCGCCGCCGGCGCCAAAGGCCAGATCAAGATTCCGCAGACGATCAAGCTGGCGCTGCGCGTGTTCCAGGGCGAAGACCCGTATGAGGTCGAGGCCCGCTTCAAATACCGGATCAAGGAAGGCGCGCTGACCATGTGGCAGGAGCTGGTCCGCCCTGAGCGCATCACCGAGGACGCGTTCCGGGGAATCCTCGAGCGGATCGCCGAAGAGCTGGACCTGGTTCCTGTGATCGAGGCAGCGGCATAACGCGCCGCCGTAACCGATGGAACTCACTGCGACCAAAGAACAGCTGCTGCCGCCTCTGATGCGCGCGGCTGCAGCCTGCGGAGGCGGAACGCTGCCGGTGCTGGAGCATCTGCTGCTGCGGCCTGGCGATGCGCTCAGCGTGACCGGCACCGACATGGAGACCGAGATCGTCGCGTCGGGCGACTTTCCGGCAGGAGGTGTCGCCATCGCTTTGCCCGGGCGGAAGCTGGTCAACATCATCCGGAACCTGCCCGACGGCGCCGATGTATCGATCAGTGTGGGTGACGAGCGCTGCTCGATCCGATCCGGGCGCAGCCGCTACCTGCTGGCGACGGTTCCCGCGGACTCATTCCCGGCGTTTGACCGGGACCGGAACAATCCACGCACCACCCTCACCATCGGCGCGGACGTGCTGCTGCGGGCCCTGACTCGCGTGCGATTCGCGGCCGGCAAGGCCGACGTTCGGTACTACCTGAATGGCGTACACGTCCAGATCGACCAGGGATCGCTGCTGACGGTCGCGTCGGACGGACACCGCATCGCGGTTTGTGAGACGGCGCTCGACGGCGATGAAGCGCGAACCACAGTCGTTGGCAATGGCCAGTTCGGCGATAAGTGCTTCATGATTCTGCCGAACGGCGGCGTGGACGAGATCATGCTGCTGCTGAAAGGCGCTCGGGGCGACGTGCAGATGATGGTGTCGAAATCGTGCGCCGAGGTCATCGCCGACGAAACATCGTTCGCCACCAAACTGATCGAAGGCACTTACCCGCCCTGGCAACGCGTCGTCCCGCGCGACTATTGCGCATCCTTTACCGCCGAGCGCCAGTCGTTGGTCGACTCGCTGCGGCGCATGGCGACGCTGGCCGATGAGAAATTCTGCGGCGTCGAGCTAACGGTCGACGGCGACCTGCTGACGCTGCGCCTGCACAACTCTGTCGGCGAGAACGCGGAGGAGCAGCTCGAACTCGCCAACGTCGAAGGCGATCCAGGGCGGCAAGGATTCAACGCGCACTACCTGATCGACGCGCTGTCGGTCGCAGAGACCGAGCGTGTCGAATTCAGCATCGCCGAATCGCGCGGCGTGCGCATCACCGACACGACCGACACCGGATGGCAGGCGGTCGTCATGCCAATGAGGTTGTGACCGTGCCAGGCCTGCCGTCCGACATTGACGCCCGAATCGAACGACTGTGGTGCATCGGCAGCACCCGCAAGATTGCCGAACTGCTCGGCGTCGATCGTAGCTGCGTCATACGTCGCGCGAAGAAACTCTACCTGAAGCCCTCAAAACACTTCTGGACCCCGGAAGAAGACGCGATGCTGCGTGAGCTCTACCCGAACACCCTGTCCGCCGACATCGCGAAGAGGGTCGGTCTGCCCGTCGGCAGCGTGCACGATCGTGCCGCGCGGCTCGGCATTCGGAAAGACAAGGCATGGGTCAGCGAGAACTCTCGCGAAGTCCAGCGCCGCAACGGCAATCCGGGGCGATTCCGTAAGGGCCTGGAACCCTGGAACAAGGGCAAGCGCTGCCCTGGACTGGGCGGAGAAACAACCTTCAGGCCAGGAAACCGACCGCATACCTGGAGACCGATCGGCACCGAGCGGATCAGCAAGGACGGCTATCTGCAGCGCAAGGTCACGGACGACGGCCCTGCGCGGCGGCATTACAAATCGGTGCATATCATCGTGTGGGAGGCAGCCAACGGCCAGGTGCCACCCGGTCATGCGGTAATCATGAAAGATGGCAACAAGCAGAATCTGGCGCTCGACAACCTGGAACTGGTCAGTCGCGCGGAGCTGATGCGCCGAAACTCGGTGCACCGATACCCGGAGAGCCTGGTGCAGGCCATTTACGCCAAGGCCAGGCTTTCTCGGGCAATCAACAAGAGGCTGAGGCATGAAAAATCGGATGACTGATCTCCGAAACCACTTGTTTGCAACGCTGGAAGCGCTCCAGGACGAAGAAAAGCCCATGGACATTCAGCGGGCAAAGGCGATAAGCGACGTCGCCCAAACCATCATCAATTCGGCGAAGGTGGAAGTCGACTTCATTAACGCCACGGGCGACCGAGGGACGGGGTTCATCGAGCTTGACTCCGTTCGGCCTGATCTCAAGGCAATTGGACGCTGACCCAAACGACTACGGGCGCCCCGCATCATTAACCCGCGTGCAACTGCGGGGAATGGGCGAATGGGTAGGGGCGCCCACCACTTAACGCTTAGATCGGAGACAACGATGAAGACATTGATGCTGGCATTGGCCTTTTTCGCCCTGACCGGTTTCGGAGGTCACCCGGACCGCTATCGGCCGGAGCGCCCCCATCATGACGGGCCCTCACATTCAGGCCCGGTCGCTCCAGAGCTGGACGCGGGGTCAGGCGGACTCGCGCTCGGCATCGTCGGCGTCGCGCTGGCCTTGATCCGGGAACGGCGCCGGGGGTGATCCGTGCTGCTGTTCAGCCAGCCAATGCGTAGAGGGCGGTGTCGCGTGTGCGGCTGCACTGACGACGACTGCAGCGGCTGCATCGAGCGGACAGGCACGCCGTGCTATTGGGTCGAGGTTGATCTGTGCAGCGCGTGCCTGACGCCGAACGACCTGTCGCGCCGCCTTCGGCATGGCGATGCCGCGGACTGGGGCATCCTGCATGCGGCGTTTCCCTATCAGCTTTTCCTTCAGGCCACCGAGATCCTCGAGCAGCATCCCGATGAGTGGGAAGGCCCCTGCTTCTGCGGCCTGTGCCGATCTTCTCTCCCCAGCTGATCGCACCGCTTATCATGACCGACGTTCGCCCGATCATTACACTGTTGGCAGAAATCCTCGTCCGCGAGTCGAAGAACGACCATGCGCGCAGCGCTCTACGCCCGATTCAGCACCGACCGCCAGTCAGAGACGTCCGCAGCAGACCAGCTCCGGCTGTGCCGCCAACGCGCTGAGCGCGACGGCCTGACCATCGTCGCCGAATACCGGGACGAGGCCGTCTCCGGTTCGGTGCCGGTCGGACAGCGCCCCGGCGCGAAGCAGCTGCTGGCCGAATCAGGCGACTGGGACGTGCTCCTGGTCGAAAGCCTGGATCGCATCAGCCGCGACAGCGCGGAACTCGAAATGACCATCCGGCGCCTGGAGCACCGCCGAATCCGGATCGTTGGCGTCTCGGATGGCTACGACTCGACCCAGACGCACCGCAAGCTGATGCGCGGCATCAAGGGCGTCATTGCCCAACAGTATCTGGAAGAGCTTGCGTGGCGCACGCATCGCGGCCTGTCCGGCGTCGTGGCGCGCGGCCATCACGCCGGCGGAATCTCGTATGGCTACCGCACCGTGCCGGCCGAGGGCGGCAACGTGCTGGAGATCGATGGAGAGAAAGCGGCGGTTGTCCGCGATATCTTCCGGCGCTTCGCCGGCGGCGACAGTTGCCAGCGCATTGCGGCCGATCTGAACGCCCGTAGTGTTCGCGGCCCGCGCGGCACCTGGTCGGTGTCCGCCATCTACGGCAGCCCGAACAAAGGCACCGGCATCCTCTGCAACGAGCTGTACGTCGGGCGGTACATCTGGAACCGGTCGCAGTGGGTCAAGGACCCCGACAGCGGGAAACGACAGCGCGTTGAGCGGCCGCGCGGCGAATGGTGCATCCAGCAGCGCGAAGACCTGCGAATTGTCTCGGACGCTCTCTGGGGCGCGGTTCGGGCCCGCATGAACACGCCATATCGGCAGAGCGGCACCAAAGGCAAAGGACTGCCGCCCAAGACGCTGCTAGGCGGCCTGCTGACCTGCGGCATCTGCGGCGCCGCGGTGATCGCGGTGAACTCGATCAAGTACGGCTGCGCGGCGCACAAGGATCGCGGCGATGCGGTCTGCTCCTCGAGGACCTTGGTGCGCAAAGACATCGCCGAGCGGCGCATCCTGGATACGCTGAAAGCGGACTTGCTATCCCCGGCCTCGATGGCATTTATCCATGCCGAGGTCCGCCGACTGCAAAGGGAGCAGGCGCCCGTTGATCACAGCAAACGCATTGCCGAGCTGGAGCGTGAGATCGTGCGGATTGGTGACGCGATCGTCGCCGTGGGCGTCAGCGAGTCACTGGCGGATCGGCTGAAGCGCGCCGAAGCCGAGAAGGCGTCGCTCCTGCGCGAACGTCTGCAGGAACCCGTCGACCTGGCCGGCATTGCCGATCGCTATCGGGCCCTGGTTGCCAGACTGGATGAAGCGCTGGGTCAGGACATCCCACAAAGCCGCGCCGTGCTGCGCGATGTGCTGGGGGCGGTACGGATCGAGGACCGGGAAGACGGCATCTATGCTGTGATGAAACGACCCGCCGTCGCGCTGTTGTCGGTAGCGGGTGTCTCTAGGTCTGGTAGCGGGGGCAGGATTTTTGACCTGGAGACAGCCGTGCTGCTGCAGGCGCACTAGTCGCTACTTAGATGGCCTGAGTCGACGCCGATACATCTGCATCGCGTCCTCCTGCCTGGCAAGATTCAGCCGCTCGACCGCGGCTGACACAGCCTCGATCCGCTCGCGCATCGTGGCGTAGTCGTCCATCACCTGCTCGAAGCGCACTCCCATGCGCGTCAATCGCTCCTCGGTCAGCGGGAGGATTCCGTGCCCCACAAGCCGTTCCAGTTCGGCGACCCGCTCGGACAGTCGCTCGTCGTACGCCCGCGCCTGATCCATCCGGTATTCGAGCTTCAGCCCCCAGGCGGTCCCGAGCCCGACGATCACCACCAGGAACGCAACATGGATTAGCCGGACCTGTCGCAAAAGCGCCTCGACCGGGAACAGCGGGGGCAGGGGGGGAAGCGGGACAGGGTCCGGCTTGCCCCCGATCGGGGTGTCCCGACCGGGCGGACTCATCAGACGAGCCCGGCGCCGCAGAATCGCGGGTGGACGGATTCGGGCTTGCCGAACACCTGCGACATATCGACCCGAGCGCCGTTCGCGTCGATCATCAGGCACACCCACTGATGCTGCGCGAGCAACCCCCAACCGTCGGACTTTTTGCCGGATAGGGTCGTCGCGCTTAGGGTCGGACAATTCGTTACAAACAAGGTTTTGGGGTTGGCTTCGTCCGCCCCGACGTCCGTTAAGCAAAGGGCGTACGGTATGAAGTCAATCACCGGGGTCGTCTGGACCTTTGCCAACCAATCAGGATCGATGCCAGCGTCCAAATACCACTTGAAGGGCTCGCAGATTCGGAACGTCGCGCGCCGGATCGGTCGCAGACAATACGCGCCCGCGCGGGTGGTGGTCCCATTCATCGTGTTGAATGCATCGTCGACCCCAATGGTGGCGTTGATGTAGTTATACATTCCCCCCGTGTCCCACTTCGGCGCCCAGGTCGTCGACCCAAACCAGAGCGCGGGTATTTCGGACCGCTCTATAACCTGCCCGTTAACTTCCAACTCGAAAACGACCCGCGCCCCGTCCGGTAGATCAGGCGACGACGGGTCCGCGTCGGTCGTCTCGTAAATCATGCGGAGCCCGGCGTAGAAATCATAACGGGGGTCAACCGCTAGAAACTGGAACCGCTCGGTTTTCGCCCCGCTATATTCGGTGCTTCCGATATCCCCCAGGGGGCGGCGATCCAGGCGGCGTTCGGTGATGGTATGCCGCCCGACCTGCGTGGTTATTTCATGCGTCAGCGCAATATCAAACACGCTGTTCGCCCAGGCAATGAAAGTTTGGTGGTGGCTATAGTCCAGGCGGTCCGTAGCCGTCACGCGCTTTTCGACGTCCCCCACATAGTCAATCATCAGGGTTGTTGCCCCGACGGACCCGGAGCCCGTGTAGTTCGCCTCGCCGACCACCTCGGGGGGCGGCGTCACCCCGCCCGGCGGGATCGTCCCCCACCCGGAACTTTTCGTCTGCCATCGCGACCCGGAGAACGAATAGGCGCCGACGACCGGGTCCTCGACCGTATGCGCGCACGACAGATCGGCCGCAATGTCGACATGCACGACGATCGGGGTTTCTCCCCAATCGTGCCACCGGGCGTCGCCGTTCCGATCATAGCCGAGCTGGCATTGGGCATGCACGACGGCCGACGCGCGGGTCGCCGATCCATTGAACCGGAACCGCACGCCGCGACTGCCAAACGTCGTGAAGCGGTCCACGCCTCCGTAGGCGGTATTCCCGACGCTTGGACGGGTGACGGATATCTGCCCCACCTGATAGATCAGTCGGGCATTGGTCGCCCATCGTTCGTTGGTATCGACCGGACCGTCGGTGACGTCGACCGCATAAAAGGCGGCGCCGAAGGTTGCCGTTACCCCGTAGCGATCCTCGCCCAGGGCGGGAATCACCGATTGGTCGATGACCAACAGCACATATTTACGCTCGGCAGGTTTCGGGTTGTCGGGCGTAGGCGCCGGCTTGATATGACGAATCGCCGCGCCCGCAACCGACCGATTGCCCAGCGACCCGGCCGGCTTGGCAAGCACGCGGCCGTCCAGAAAAACCGCCCCGGCGGCCGCCGCGGATCGCCCGTCGTACGTGATCGGCAATATGTTTGCCCATGAATAATCGCCGGTCCGGTTGGTACATTGCGATTTGAACCATGTAAAAAACAGCCCGCCCGAATTGGACGCGGGGTGCCCCCAGGTCAGATACCCCCGGACCTTGCCGTCGCGCCGATAAACCCAATCAAATTGCCCGAACGATCGCGCGCCGGACGTCGCGGCCGGCGATCCGCGCGGGGGCGAGCCCAGGGTCCACGCGCCGCTTTTTTGCCGCAGCGTTTGAAAGTCGGCGTAGTAGGTCGACCCAACCTTGGTTCGCGTGTATCCGGTGGGGGCGTCATCGCCGGCGAGGGCGCCACAAATGCCATGATCCCCGCCGCATTCCCGCGGATGCGACTCGAAGCCGATAACGGTCGGTCGGGTTTGGTCATGGTAGGCAAACTCCACGACGACCCGGTCGCCGACGTCGAAGGCGGCCCCGTTGCATTCCATGTAGCGGATCGGGACGTCGGACAGGGTCGCCTCCCGGTTCAGATCAATCTCGCCCTGCGACGACTTGGCGGCGTCCAGGGCGACCGTGCAGGTGTCGCCGGTCAGGGCGGTAATCTCGCCCAGGCGATACCCAGGGCGCCACTTTTCGACGGCCGGGAGCAGGGCTTGGTTAAAAAACCAACCGAACGGACCGGGGGCGGCCGCGACCGACTGTAACAGACCGTCCGCATTGCGGGGCTTTGCCTCGGCCGCGCGCGCCGCGTCCAGGGCGGCCGCCGCGACATCGTACGCTTCGCGGGCGGTCGCGAGGGCTTCCTGCATGGTCGCCAAGGATCCTTCCAGATAGGGCGTTTGCTTTTGGGCGGCGTCGAGCTGCCCCTGGACGAAGACAATTTCCGCCGGGGTGATGCCGCGGGGCGCGGGAATCGGGTTGCCGTCCAAATCTTCCAGATACCCGTATTCGTCGTCGGTTTGTTGCGGGCGGTCGATCAGGTCCGCCAGTTGCAGGATTAGCGCGCCGATCCGGCGTTGGTTTGCGTCCAGGGCGGCCTCGGCCGCGTCGACCCGTTCGACCGCGCGGACCGTTTCAATCTGCGCGGCGGATAGGGCGGTTATCAAGGCGGCGAACTGCTCGGCCGACGTATAGGCGGCGCCGCCATCGTACCCAGGGCGGACCAAAAGCGCGCCCGACTGGTGGACCCGTTCGCCCGGCGCTTCGATGGTCCCGACGACCCCATCCAAGTCGGTTGTCAGGTCCGCGCACCATGCGTCGACGGTTTCGTCGGCCGGCATTTTGCCCGTAAGCCATAGGCGGTCCGCTATCAGTTGGGTGCGTTTGTTGACTAGGTCGGCGAGCTGCATCCTGGCAATCCGGGCCGACTCGGTCAGCTCGGCCGACTCCCGCACGAGGGCGCCAATCGCGCCCAGGTCCGTTGCGCGGTCGGCCCACTCGGTTCGGTGGGCGTCGAGTCGCGCCTGGACCGCGTCCCGCTCCGCGGTCTTTTTGTCCACGTCCTCCTTGGCGATTGCCATCATCTGCGGGGCGACTTCGACGTCGTCTTTTTCCAGCGCTTCCAGATAGTCGAGGAATTCTTGGGCGATCCGTAGGGAATTTTCCGCGGCCTTCAGGTCGTCGCGATCCTGTCGGATCGTCGCGCCCAGCTCGGCATATTTGGCGTTGATCCGGCCGATTTCTTCATCGATCGCCGCGCGCCGGACGTCCAGGGCGGCCTCGTCGATTTCGATCTTTTCGGCGGCCGCCTGTATGTCCGCCTCGACCGCCTGAAGGTCGGTTTCAATCGATGCCAGACGGTCGACGATATGGCGGGACGATTTGGCGAGCCGGACCGAATACAGACCGTCGCCCTTATGCGCGAGGATCGTCGCCTTGCCCATGACTACGCCTCAGCGATGTCCATGTATGCGTTGGCGGCGTTGACGTTGTGGACGATTTCCCCGATGACCGCGGACCGCCCGTCGACGACTGCCGTGTCGCCGGGTCGCAGGTCGTTGTTGATCCGCGCCCGCCACCGATTCTTGCCGCCGGATATCGACCACGACGACACCCCGGCGACGATGACCGACCGCGGGGTCGTTGCGATCGGATCGCGGCGCCCCTGGACCGATACCGAGGACGCCCGGCCGCCATACGACGGCATCACCTGTGCGACCGTCGCCCGCGCGATTTCGACGACGTCGAGCCGGTCGTCGGTGTAGCGATCCCCGCGGGAGATGACAAGGTCGCCCCTGGACCGGGCCGCGATGTCCGCCGCATAGCGGCGGCCGTTGGGCACCGACACCTGAAGGTAGGACGACCCGTCGCGGGATAGGCGGGTCGAAAAGGACGCCATCGGGAGGACGATGTCGTCGACGCCGTCGGCCGCGCCGGTCAGGGTCAGGGTGTAGGTGGTCGCGGTAATAACCGGGGTCCAGACCGCGGAGCCCCGTTGCGCCCAAAGCTGCCACTGGACGATGTCGCCACCGTTAAGCGTGTCCAGCCCCCACCATTGGTCGCCGGGACAGTCACCCCATTCCGGGGCGATGGTCAGATAGGACCACGACCCGTCGAACTCTGCCCAATCGGGTATTTCGATTGCCCACGCGGCGTCATAGGTGGCGAGCCCGTCGGTCGCGCCGGTTTGGGTATGGCGGAAGCCGAGCACGACGTCGCGGACCGTCATCGTTTGGATTGCCCACGCCCAGGGCGCCACTACGTCGATCACGTGGGCCGGGACGTCGACCGCCCACCGACCGTCCGCCGGTCGGTCGGCGTAAGCCGTGACGTCGAGCCGCCAACGCCCCGAGAACGCCCGGTCGGCGACCGCATAGGCGCCAAGCGTCCACCGCTGATTGGCCGGATAGTCGCCCCACCCGGCGGCCGGGACTGCCCACCGCTGGTTCGCTGCGCGCCCCTGATAGATCGGGGCGGTGAGCGCCCAACCGTGCCAGACGACGCAATCCCGAATGGTCGCCCCAGGGTGGGCCCACTGTTGCACGACCGGGCGGTCCGCATAGGTCGGGGCGGTCAGTGCCCACCGTCCATTGGCCGGGCGGTCGGTCATCGCATAGGCGGAAATCCGCCAATGGACATTGCCGACCCTGTCCGCCATCGTCGGGGCAATCAACGACCATTTGCCCGACCCTACCCGGTCAGCGAAGGACGCGACCGCGACCGCCCACCGCTGGTTGGCGGTGCCGTTGGCGATGATCGGGGCGTCGAACGCCCAGGCGGAACCCGTAACGCGATCAGCCCAGGACAGGACCGCGAGCGCCCACCGTTGGTCGGCGACGCCGTCCGCGATTGCGGTGCCGTCGACGTCCCAGGCGGCCGCCGCGACATGATCCCCGAACGTCGGGGCGTCGAGCGCCCAGGCGGCGCCGACGACATAATCCGCGATCGCGTAAGCGTCCAGCGTCCACGCTTGGTCGGGCGACAGGTCGCCGGATGAATCGACCGCCGCAAGCGCCCAGGCGGCGCCCGCGGTCAGGTCGGCGAAGGCGAAGGCGTCCAGCGTCCACGCTTGGTCGGCGATTCCGTCGGCAATGGTCGGGGCGTCGACGCCCCACGCGAAATCTGCGGGGATTTGGTCGGGCAACTCGCCTACAATCGCCCACAATGCGTCGAACGGGGCGTCGGCAATCGTCACCCCGTCGATCGTCCACGAGGCGCCCGCCGTCAGGTCCGCGAAGGCGAAGGCGTCCAGCGTCCACGATTGGTCGCAGGATATCTCGACCCCAGGTTCGCGAAAGTCGATCGCCGGGTCCGGCGTATAGGCGGCCGCCGAGAATTCGAGGTCCGCGGCGGGGGTGTAGGACATGACTAGAGCGAGGGGATAAGCGGGCCGACCGCGACCGGCCGAATCATCCGGCCGATACAGGTCCAAACTAATCCGCCATCTTCAACGGTGTCGCTTTCGTTCGTCGGCCACGCCGGCTCGGATGATCCGGTGACGGGCAGGACAAAGGCTGATTCGGACGGCGTAAAATCTGCCGTGTAGCGAGCGATACCGACAAAAAGCAAAAGCTGGTCGATGTGACCATAAAACCCGTTTGCCGCCGACAGGTCCGCCCCGACATTGACAAAACCGGGCGCCGTTATTGGGTAGGGGTAAGTTCCGCCCGACCCACCGACCCCGTTGACGTAAATTTTTATGATGCCAGACGACCGAACCACCGCAATATGGTTCCAGGCGTTTGTATTTAGCGCGGCGGATGCGTCCGCCCGCGCCGCGCCCAAAGAATACAAATATGGCTTCCCGTCAGTCGTCACATAAAGGCAATATCCGGTGTCAGTACCCCCCGCGCGCGTGTCCCATATAGTCCGCTGCACGCTAAGGTTGACCGGCCGCACCCAGCATTCCAGTGTGAAATCGGCAAGTTCGAGTGATAACCCAGGGGCAACCGGCCCGCGGACGTAATCGCCCGACCCGTCAAAATAACCAGACGACGACCCGAACTTGTACTGGTCGGTTTTGATTTGGGCGTTGCCGCCCGCGGTCATCGTCAACCCGTATGCTTCGCCAAATGCGGTGGACGTATTGGCGCCCTCCATGGTCATTGCGAGCCGCAGACTCGCCGCGTCGGCGGACGCGGCCGCGCACTGGTAAACGTACGGATCACCGACCGGGTCAGCAGGAACGGCATAGTCGCCGGGAGTCCAGATGGTCGATTGCTTCCAGTTCGACCCCATCCGCGGGTGCGCGACGATCACAACCGCGTCGGCATAATCCGTATATGGAGCGGATTCTGGACAGCACGGCACCTCATAAGCATCGCCGGTCGCAGCGATTTGATTCAGCAGGGCGCCCGTGTTTAGTCGATGCGAACGAATCCTGAAATCGGAATGAGGGGTCGCTTCCGTCAGCGTCCCGGCAACATATCGCCCATAGTCGGGAAATGGCGCCGCGGGCGGGGTGTAGTTTGCGGTATAGCGGGCGACGCCGAGGGTGATGCGGAAGTCGTCAATGTACCCGTTCAAATACCGAGTCCAGTTGGCCACCGCTGGTTGTCCGCCGATTTGCGCGGCATACGACGGCGACCCGAGCGACCGACCGGACCCGCCAGAAATCGCCGACGTCTGGACCGTCCCGTCCAGGCATAAAATCAGGTCGGCCGATCCGGCCTCGCGACAGACCGCGACATGATGCCATTCGCCCTGGCTCACCGTCGTTGTCCAGCTCCCACTGATCGACGACCCCCCGTATTTATCCTCCCAACCGATCCCGGTCCCGGTCGTCGATCCATTGCCCGCGATTTGAAAGCTGAACCCACCGTAGCTTGCGGACATATTGGTCCACAGTTGGGCGTTTCGAAGGCTATTCCCGTCCGTCGCGGAATTTGCCGCGATGTAGACCCAGCATTCAATCGTGAAGGCGCCCGTCCCGAAGAACCAGTCGGCCGACGCGGCGACCTGTAGATAGTCGCCGTTTCCGTCGAAGTATGCCGACCCCGCGCCCCATTTCTTTTGTGCCGATGTCGCAATGACGTTTCCGTATTTTGAAACCGTCTTCCCCTTTCGATCCGTCATCGCGTAATCGTCGAGGTGCAACAGCAGGGCGACGTTTCCGAAGTACGGGTCGTTGGCTGGCATAGCGAGAACCCCGGTCCGGGCTTAGTACCCGGCGTTGATGGTCAGGGCGGACAGGTTGTTCGACGTCGACGTTACCGTCGCCGCCGGGACGTTTCGCTTTTCCCAGATCGCGTGCGACTGCCCCGCGTTCAACTGCCCGATCGACAGGGCGGACCCGATCGCGGACGGCGCCGAGAAGGTCACGCCCGCAGGGGCGGCGCCCTCGTTGGCGATGGTCGCCGCAACCCCGGTGGTCGATCCGTCGCCGATCCCGGCCGCGTCCTTGCCGATGCTGATATCGTCCGCCCCGGTCGTCTGTTGCGAAATGTAGATTTTCGCCCCGACAAACGGGTCGGTCGGGTGCGCGTTGTAGACGTAGAAACAGCGATATTCGACGTCGCCAGCATACGACTCGGTCTTCGATACGTCGTCGAACAACTGGTTGGCGAGCTGGGTGACGGTGATGGTGTCCGACTGATTGCCGACCGGGAGCGATGCGTCGGTTACTGTGACGAACAGGAACCCGGCCGATCCGGGGATCGCGTACCGCCCATCACCCGATATTGCGACCGCGGCGCCGGCCGATCCGCCGTTCGGCGCCCAGGTTAGCGTTTTGCCCGATGCGGTGAAGGTCAGCGTCCCGGCGCCATCGGCCGATCCGGGGGCGTCGTCGACGACAACCCCGGTGATGTTGCTGATACCCGTTCCCGACTTGGATAGGATGCGGTAAGACGACCGGACCCCGCCCAGCGATGCGTTCGGGTCCGAGTTGGACGCGCCGCCGGACAGTCGAAGTTCGAGGTAGGCGAGATTGTTTGCAGCCATGACAGACTCCTAAATGCTCAGTTTTTGGGATACCAGAAACCGGAGCGACGCGGTCGCGCCGGCCGGGCGGAAATAGTCGACGACGCCGCGAAACGCCCCGTACCGCGTTGACAGGATCAGGAGCGGGTAAAGCTGCACTAGGCGCATGATCGCCGCCTCGTATCCGGGCGACGGTAGGCGGACCGTTAGGGTGTATGTCGCGTCGGCCGCGGAATACCCGTTGTCCTCGATCTCGGCGCCCCCGTCCAGGGTCGCGGTGCGGGTGACGCGACGGGATAGCGTCCCGACCTCGGAGTCGGCCTTGACGTCCAGGGCGACATATCCCAGCGGGTCGAAGACGTCTGCGGATAGGACCGTCGAAAACATGGCGCGTTACCCCATCGCCCCGAGCAGCATTTCCAGGCCTTCCTCGGACGCCTTGACCTGAATTTTCCGCATGATTTCCCGCCATATCTGCTCCAACGGCTGTTCCAGACCGTCGGCTTCGATGCGGAACAGGGCGTCGGTTTTGCCCAGGGCTTCGGTCCGTTTGTCCATGTAGCGGATTTGTGCCTCGATCAGTTTTTCCTGCAGATCGAGCGCCTTTTGCCGGCGCTCTTCCTCGCGGTGAATCATGTCCATGATGTCGAACTTCTCGGAGATCGAATCGGTCCCCTGCAGCTTCCCGAACAGGTTGTTGATCAGGTCGCCGGTCGAATTGACCGTGTTGTCGATCGAGGAGAACGCCGCCTTGACCTGCTCGGTCTGGGATTCGAGCTCGGCGATATTGAGCTGCACCGTTGCCTCGATGAACTTGATGCGCTCGTTGCTGGCGAGCTTTTCCATTTCGAGGGCATACTTGGCGGCGGCCTCCTGCGCCTTGTCGGCCTTCTTAGCGGCTTCGTCCATCGCCTTGCCCTGCTCGTCGACATCTTTCGCGGAGGACGCCGCGGCCGATCCCACCTGCACGAACGTCACCCGGCCCATGTCGTCCATGACCGCCTTGTAGCCTTGCGCCCGTTCCTCGGCCGTCGCCCACTCGGTGCTGACGGCCTGAGCCGCGCCGGTCATCTTGTCGGTTGCGGCGGCTGTTTCGGTCGCCGACATCCCGAGACGCTTCATCGCCTCGGCGATGGGGTCGAGGTCTCCCAGGTCGATCGGCTCGAACTTGCCGGTTTGCTCTGCCGTTTCCACGGCGGTGAACCCGATCTTTTCGAGCGCCGCGGCCGAATCCTTCATCTGTTGTTGGGCGTCGGCGTCGCCGATCTCGTCGAACGAGTCGCCGATCTTCTTGAACGCGTCGACCGCTTCTCCACCGTTCCGGGCGGCGCTGTCGGCGAAGTCTGTAATGACGGTATCGAGGTTGCCGCTGATCTCGGACAGCCGGTCGTGGAATGCGCCGAGCGTCATCGCATCGATCACGCCGACGAAGTCCTTCACGAACGTCCCGAGAACGCCCATGATGGAATCGAAGACCGCCTGGAACCCATTGAACAGGCCATCGGCCACGTCCATCACGTCGTCAACGAAGCCACGGATGTTGGTGCCGGAATCCTGAAACGCGGTCGCCAGCCCGCCGATCGCCAGTCCGAAGTCGGCGATCATCTTCATCGAGCCGAGGAACTTGCCGGCCATCACGTTGGCCTCCTCGCCGGCCTCCCCGGATCGATCGGCCAGTGATCCCATCGCCTGGAACAGCGGCTCGAACTGCTCGGCGATGCCGCGCGTCACATCGATCAGTCCGGTGACGATGTCGACCACTTTTTGCAGCGCCTCGGCCAACCCTTCCGGGGTGTCGAGGTCGATGTCTCCGAACAGATCCTTGAAAAGGGTGCCGGCCTCGTCGCCGAGGTCCGAGAACGCCCGGAGCAGCTCGGAGAAGTCGAGCTTTTCGAGTGCGGCCGGCAGATCCTCAGCGATCCCCGCGAGTGTTTCCGCGGCCGTCGCGCCGAACGACTGCAAGGCATTCAGGATCGGGTCGAACGCGCCGGCATCGATGCCGGTGCCGATTGACGCAAAGATCTTGCCGATGGCATCGGACACGCCGCCGAACTCATCCAGCAGCGGCTTGCCGAACTTGATGGCGGCGATATCGGCCGCGTTCGACATCCGCTGGATCGCGACATCGTAGTTTTCCGACATCGCGGTGAAGGCTTTTTCCGTCGTCCCGGTGTTCTCGCCCATCTGCTTCAGGGCATCGGAAAACAACCCGGTCTTGTCAGCACCGAGGATCAAGGCGCCCTGCAGCGCCTCGGTCGAGGTGAAGATTTTCGACAGTCCCTCGGTCGTTCCCCCGGTCGCCTCGTAAATCTTGCGGAGCGCCCCGTCCATGCCGAGCGACTTGAGGGTCGTCGTATCGAGCGAAATGCCCAGGGCGGACGCCGCCTCAGAAGCCGCCTTCGACGGCGAGATGAACGTCTCGATCACGCCGCGAATCTTGGTCATCGCCTCGGACGTTGGGACGCCCGCCGCCGTGACGGCCGCGATCGCCGCCGAGAGATCGCCGAACGGAACTCCGGCGGCGGACGCGATCGGCGTGACTTGGGACAGCGACTGCGCCAGCTCCGGCACCGTCGTCTTGCCGAGATTGACCGCGGTCAGCAGATCGTCGGTGTAGTTGGCGGCCTCGCCGGTCGCCGCGCCGTAGGCGTTGAGGGTGCCGGTCAGGACGTTGGTCACCTCGGTCAGATCGGCGCGGCCCGCGACTGCGAGCTTTTCCGCTTCCGACACGAACGCGATCGAGTCCTCGTACTTCACGCCGGACGAGATCGCCTCGTAGATGGCGCCGTTGATCGAGTCGATGGACTGCGTTGACGTGGCGGCGTAGTTCTCGATTTCGGTCCCGAACTTGCCGACCTGCTCGGACGTGCCGCCAAACAGGGTGCCGATTTCCTTGACCGAGTCGGTGAACTTCCCTGCCTTGTCGACCGATATCGCGACCATCGCCACGCCGACGGCCGCCAGTGCCGCCTCGGCCTTCAGCAGCGAGTCGGTGAAGTTGGCGAACGGCTCGGCGAACGCCTCGACGCGCCCCGACAGCCCGGCGAAATCCGAGTCGATATTCTTCAGCGTCCCGCCGAGGTTATCGACCGCGTTGAAGATGATCGCAACCGCGAGATTCTGGTCGGCCATTACGTCACCAGGAAAAAGATTGACACCACGCCAGCGCCAAGGATGGCGCCAAGCGCTAGAAGGCGGGCGATAGTGCAGGGCCGGCATTCATCGAACAGCCACCAGGCCTTTCTGGTGCTTTTATCGCTATCGCTCATGCTTCTCCCTCGAACCACTTGCGCTTGATCGCGCGCTCGAGCAGAAAGATGCTGCGGCTTCCCATGTGCCCAGCCATACCGGAGATGGCGCCGGTGGCCCAGTCGGACAAATCAAAATGCTGGGCCAGCGAGATCGCGATGACCCCGGCAAAGCCGGAGTAGGTGAGATCGCCGGCCAGCTCAAACAGGCTGAACGGCCTCCGGCCGGTCCGGACGCCGCCAATGTAATGCGCAAGCCCGCCCCACAATGCGAACAGCAGGAAGATCCATGTCTCGCGACTTCGACCAAGCTCATCGAACTCGTGCATGGCTGTGCAGCGGGTCTCGCGCCAGGGACTAAGCCGCCGGCGTGTTGGCCGAGATCGCGTCGGCCAGTTCCTGCGTCTGCGCGCCCAGGCGCTCAGACAATGCGACCAGAGCGTCCTTGTCGTCCGACGCGATGGCTTCGTCGAGCTTGGTCTTGAGGTCGCCGAGCAGCACGATGGCGGAGTCGCCGACGGATTCGATTTCAGTGACGCGTGCGACGAGGGTATCCAGTTCAATTGACATACGATTCACCTTTTCTTCAATACGGGTTACCGCGGCAAAGATTCGTTTGTCCATGTCGCCGCCAAACATGGCCGAAATCAGTCCCATCAGTCAGTCCTGCATCGTGTGGGTCGCCCGGAGCACGTCATTGCGCTTTCAAACCAAAACCGGTGGGTTCGGCTGGCGGTCCGGGCCGAGTAAAATTTACGGTGTTGGAAAAGTCCGATTCCTGGTTACCCCAGACAGCGTCCTTGATGATGTGGGTGGCCTTGATGGCATGGGCTCCGGACGTGATGCTGGCGCCATCGTAATTGCAGTACGGTCCGGAGCTGCCCGAGGTCACTGCGACTTCGATCTTCGCCCCACTGTCCAGATAGATGCCGCAATGGGTCGGCTTCGGGGTCGACGCCGACGGGTACGGATCGGACCGGAAGAACGGAGCGGCCGTCGCTGCGGCGGATAGGCCCAGCAAGATCAGGGCGAGGCAAAGGTTCTTCATTGTTACCACCTGTTTTGGCTAAAGCCCCAGCGCGGCCCGCTGTTCGCGGCCCCACTCGCGGACGGTTTCCACATGGGTTTTGAACGCGGCGACTTCCTCCGCCTCTCCGGCCTGCAGCTCGTACAGCCCGGCACCGGCCCCGATCATGATCCGGGCATAAAACAGCTCATCGTCGACGCTGTACCGTGCCCGGATCTGGTCGATCATGCGCTCGCTGATCAGCCGGCAGTGCGGGCTTGCGGTCTTGATCGCCTCGCGCAGTTCGGGCGTGATGGTCACCGATTCAACGCTCGCCGCGATTTCATCCGGTTGCTCCGGCAGCGTCACCCCGTCCGGCACCGCGACGTAGGTGTAGCCGTCGTCCAGCGTGCATAGCTCGGTGCAGCCGGAGTCAGGCGGCGTGGCGAGCGTGTGCGTGGTCCACTGGTCGGTAGCTTTCAGGTAGCGAACAATAGAGCTCATGGTTGCGTTCTCGCGTTGAGGTCAGCAGATGGCGCAGTGAGGCGGTGCGCTTGGCGTGGCCGAGGCTGGAGACCAGCCCTGCCCGATCGCCCGAGGCGATGGCTCGCTTGGCCACGTAAAGTGCTCGCTTCCGGATAAACCGGCGTTGTCGCCAGGTGCGGTAGCCGACGAAATTGATGCCCCTGGATACGGGCGCGATGGTGCTCTTCGAGAGCTGCAGCTTCAGGTGCGCATTGAGGAACTCGACAATCCGGTCTCGCAGCGCGAAGGCCTGCGCCTGGCTCAAACCGAACAGCACTGAGTCATCCACGTAGCGGCAGTATAGGCGGATGCCCAGGTCACGCTTGACGAAGTGGTCGAGCGGATTCAGGTAGATCAGCGCGTAAAGCTGGCTGAGTAGGTTCCCGATCGGAATGCCGAGCGGCTCGCCGTGTTCGGCGAACAGCATCATCACGTCGACGAAGCGGCGGTCCTTGATTTTCCGCTCGATGAGCTGGCGCAGAATCGACCGGTCGATCGAGTAGAAGAACCGTCGAACATCAAGTTTAAGGGTGTAGCTTTCCGGGGCGCATTGCCGCAGCGCCCGCTGCGCATAATCCGCCGCCTTGTGGGTTCCGAAACCAGGTCGGCAGGCGTAGGACTGCGCGATAAAGGTGCGGTCGAATAAGGGGTAGATGACCTGGTAGATGGCATGCTGCACCACGCAGTCGCGGAAGGCCGGCGCATGGATCAGGCGCGGCTTCGGTTCGCGCACGACAAACTGGTAATACGGTCGTGGCTGATAGCGGCCATCGTGCAATTCGGTCAACAGCGCGTGAATTTGTGACCCGATCCGGCGCTCGAACTGGAAGCAGGCGCGCTTCTGGCGCTTGGACTTGCGGGCGTCCAGATAGGCCTGGTACAGGCGCTCTTCGGTAAACGCGTGCTCGAACAGGTGTCCTGTCCTCTTCATAGTGCCACCGCCTGACCGTCGCGCAGCGCTACCAGAAAGGCGGCGAGCAGCAGATTTCGCCCAAGGCAGGAAGGCGTCTCCCTTTGCTCCACTCCGCCCTGTCGGGCCGTGAGGTATGAAGCGAGGTCGGAACGTGCCCCGATGTTGTTGTTCGAGTTCGTCCGGGTGTTGTTCAGGTTCAGCGCCCACACGCCGGCTATCGTCGTGTTGTTCCAGTTGCCGCCGGAGATCGGGCACAGCATGTCAGGACGCCTCCCTTAGCTTCTCGGCCTGCATCCATCCGCCGATCATGCGTCCCGGCTCGTCGACAGTCCGTGACAACGTGAGAAATCGGTGAGCGGCCAGGGCCTTCGAGTCGAAGTCCTGGCCGCGCGATCTCCCATCCTTAAATCCGAAGTAGCCCAGTTCGTGAGCCAGATTGATCAGCATGCGCAGCTGTTCATGGCGCACGTCGAGATTCGTCAGTGTCGTTTTCTTGTGGTATCGCTTCTGCGCTTCGACGATGTAACCATAAACGTCATAGGCCGCCTGCCGAATCGCAAGGCAGATCCCGTACTTCTCATGTTTTGGGAAGTGGTTCAGGTACACGTTAAGCAGGTTGGCAAAGTCCACAAACTTACGATTCAGCTGCGCTTCTGAGTGCAATCCCATCTTGGCGCTACTTCCCTGCCGCTACCGCGGCAGGCCACATGGTTACAGGTAAAGGCCGGACCGTGCCCCGATGTAGGTGCTCGAGCTCGCCCGGGCGCTGCTCAAGTACAGCGCCCACACGCCGGCTCCCGCCGTGGTGTCCCAGAGGCCGCCGGAGAGCGGGCACAGCAGATCGCGCACATACTGGTAGTAGTAATCCGAGCCGAACAGGCTCGCGCCGCCCGCCACGGCGCCCGGCGCGCACAGCGCCAGGCCATCGAGTGTCCAGTTCGCGCCGCTGACGTTGCCGCGAAGCGCCGCTGCGGCACCATTGCCCCAGCGCCGGTCGTACACAGCATTGGCTGCTACTGTGGTGTTGAGGAATCCGGTGCCGGCGATCTCGTCCATCATTGCGGCCACGCCGGTGGCGCCCCAGTGATCCGTCGCAAGTGACGTTCCGCTAGTGAAATCACGCATCCGTACCGTCGTTTTCGCCGCGTACCACTTGCCGCGCGTCGCCGTGCCCGCGCTGCTGTAGGCGGTGTATCCGGTGGCGTTGACGCCGTCCAGGCTGAAGGAGTTCGCGTCGACTACGGTGATGGTGTAAAGCCGCCCATTCAGCTGGGTCATGCCGACGACCGAATCGATCTGGATTACGTCACCCGTGGTGTAGCCGTGCCCCGTCGCGGTGACCACGCAGGGGTTCGCCTGGGTCGCGCCGCTGATCGTTTTGGCGGATCCGATGCAGGTCATGCCGATGCTGACTTCCCACATGTTGCCGCAGAGATCTGCGACGCCACAGTTCTGGCCGTTGTGGGTCGACTTGGCAAAGATGTTTCCGGCGCCCCCGCCATAGCCGGCTGATCCGGTCTTGCCGGCGTTGCTGTAACCGTCCGACTGCCACTTGACGACCGTGTCGTCGGTGCTGGCCAGTGCGTTGTTGTCGCAACCGCGCGGCGCGACGACGCCGGAGGTCGCCCACCAGGCGCAGTAGGTGTTGCTCACAGAGTTCTGCGCGTGCGCCAGGCTCAGCATTGCCAGGGCAGACCATTGAAAGCGGCTGATGCAGGCGAAGGTTGCGCCGCGCGTCTTTGCTGCTGGAATCGCGCCGGCGTAGATGTTGTCGCTGGCACTGAGACCTGTCAGTGAGCCCCACGGATTGTGGGCACTGTTCGAGCTGAGCGGGTTTCCGTTCTTGATCGAGCTGGCGATCGTGTTGCCGCTGTAACTGTTGGCCGACCACTGGTACTTGTCGACGAAGAAGCCGGGCTGCTCGGTGCCATCGTAGAACGCGCGATGCAGCGCGAACCCGGCCGCGTTGGCGGCGGTGACGTTTGGAAAGGCGTTGTACGGCAACACCTCGATCTGGTTGGTGTTCGACTGGATGCGGTAGAAGAACGCCGGAATCCAGCACATGACTGAACCGTCCTGGTACTGGTAGTTGCCGTAGTTGTCCGACAGCGGGCTGTCATAGCCCGTCATGGGCGTCATGCCGGCCGGCAGTGATGGGCAGATGCCGACACCGAAGCCGGGGCCGCCCGGGGCGCCGATGTCATTCACCCGCGCAGCCTGGCCGAAGTGGAATCGCTGCTCGTGCAGCAGGATCTTGGAGCTGGTGTTGTTCGTCGGCATGACTTACAGCTCCGTGATCTGCGCGGCGCCATTGGCCGCCGACCAGATGCCGTCGATCACGCCCGTGTAGACCCAATCCGTGGGCGATTCGTAGGTGTCGCCCGGACCGAGCTTGGTCGTGTAGCTGGTGGCCGATGCCGTGGCGCCGAATTTGACGTACAGGTCCGCGGTGGATTCGTTGTAGAGGATGACCCGTCGCCGGTTTTCGTTCGCGGCCAACAGCGAGACGCTGGCCGCGGAGGCCGCGACGCGTGAGATGGTCGCCGTTGCCGCGGCGCCGGCGGTTTTGGTTGGCACGGCAGCGGCACGCAGCTGCGTGTCGGTCAGCGGGCCCAAGACCGGCACCGGGTTGCCGCTATCGTTGGCGATCTCGATGTCGGAAATCTGCGCATCGATGGTCGCGCCGATCAGCACTTTTCCGTCGGCATCGACTGCGACCGGCACCAGCTGGCCGTTGTGAAGTCCAAGAAGCTGTACGGGGGCGCTCATGTGTTCACCGTTAAATCGTTCGCGGTTATCGTCCGGATGGTTTTATCGACTCTGCGTACTTCGCCCAGACCTGCATTTCCAATTCGGTGAGCCGCCCGTACGGAAACCACTCGGGGATCAGTTCAAAGAGCGGCTTTCCGAATTTCCAGCCGAGGGCGCACGCGACCCGGACGGCCGGGATTTTCCAGAGTCGCTCGACTCCCCCAAAATAGCCCCCTGGCCGGACAGCCCGCCGATCATGTTGGTGAGGATCAGGAAATCCACCGGGAACAACTCGGCAAGCCTCACGACCGTCGGACGGTCCAGCTTGGGGGACACGCACCCCAGCAGCAGCGTCTCGATCCGCTTGGCGTGCTCATCGGGAACCGACGACCGGCCGCGTCCGATCGCCGCGAGGACGGCCGCGACGCGCTCGGGTGGCTCGTCCGAAAGGAGGCCGGCGACGATCTCGGTGACGTCCCGGTTGATCTTGGCGGCCTCGTGGCATTGCGCCAGTTCCTCTCCGGTCAGCTGGCGCAGCTGGAACTCCGGGGGATCGCCCCCGAAGAAGTCGCGGAGCGCTTCGATCGTCCGCGACCCGGTCCGAAGCGTCGCCTTCGTCGAATTGAATCGGTCGGCGTCGAACGGCATCGCTTAGCCCTCAAAGTCCTTGGTCGGCTCCTGGCCCGTGATCGTGCATTGCGCCTGTACCTGCGAGGATTTCGGATACGTGCGCGCGATCCCGAGCGTGCCTTGGGTCAGGGAGTAGGGGAGACGGTTGCGATCCTGGCGGAACCGGAACAGAAGGTTCTTGCCGGCCTGCCCGATGAGCGAGTCGGTGTGGCCGTCATCGAGCAGCGCCGTGAATTTACCCTGCCCCATCGATTCCGTCTGGCCACCGCTTGATCCGCCGTAATACTCCTGCGACGTGGACGAGAACGAACGCTCGATCGGGACGAAGTCCAGTGTCCGCGCGGCCGCCTGGAATACCGGGGTGTAGACCTTGGCATACACTTTCTTGGCGACGCCACCGGTATGGGACAAGGGCAGCGCGGCTGCCATCACGACGGCGCCATCGAGCGCCTTGATTTCGTAGCTTGGGAATGCGGCACGCTCCATGTGCTGGCCGTGAATCTGCAGGATCTCGGTTGCCTCAACTGGAGCGGCGGTGACGCTGGTCGTCCGCACCTGCCCCACCTCCACCGACCCCACCGGGATGAACGGCGGTCCTCCGTCGGCGCCTCGCGTCTCGGAAAACGCGGTGCCATCGACGCCAGCGATAGCGGCGATGGCGCCCAGGCTGGTCACCGTAATCGATGTGATCCGATGCGTGTCGGTCGTTAGTCCGCGCGAGATGGTGACGTCGGCCTCGGTGGCCACCGAGACGTCAACGCCCGCGAGTGAAACCAGCAACTGCGCCACGTCGACCTTGTCGTTGGCCGCGCTCGCGGCTGGCGTGATCGTGCCGCCGTTCTTCACGCCGTCGGGCGCGATCGTCGGCGCGAATCCGGAACAGCGCGACCAGGGCGCGTGTGCGGACTCAAGCGTGGTGTGATCGCCCGAGTCCGTCAGCGCGTGGAACGCGTGCAGGGTTTGTCCGGCCTCGAACTCGATCTGGGCATTGGCGGAAATCGACATGGTATTACCTCATGATGTAGTCAAGCTCACGCCGAGCGTGAAGCGAAGTTCGAACAGAGCCCAGCCGACGCTGGAGACGGGGTCCATATGGCCGGTGAACAGCATGGGTTCGAAGCCGTCGCCAGGAGACCATCCTTGCAGCGCCCGGATCACAGCCAAAGCCAGAGGGCCGGCCAGGCGGGCGGCGGAGGTGTCTCCGGCCTCTCGTTTGAAATGCGGCACCACCACCAACACCGACCAGGTCTGCTGAGCGCGGATCTCGCCGTACCCATCCTGCGCGTCGGAACTGCCCTCCGCCGGTTCCACGAAGGCGGCAGGAAGCAGGCTGGTGATGGAGCTGGAGGCGGCAATCAGCGACGAGGAATCGACCGTCTTGAACGCGGGAACTTCGGAGCGGATGCGATCGATCAACAGCGGTTCCGCGTCGAAGATTCCGCCGAGGTCGGCCAGGAGATCCCAGTCCTGCGCGATGGCAAGATTCCCGGTGGTCATGGCGCCTTGCTCAGTTCGTAGCGGATCTCCTGGGCGAAGATCTCTTGCAGCTTCTGGGTGGTTTCGTCGGCCACTTTCTGCTGAACGCCAAGCATCCGCGACCCGACCTCCACGGTCGTCTCGACGATCTGTCCGTTCTCGCGGTGGAAGATCCCGACGTGTCCCGATTTGAACGGCATCAAGAAGCTGCCGTAAAAGAACCGCGACCCGAGCAGGACGCCGCCGCTGGTGGCCTTGGGCTTTCCAGACAGGTAGCCAGCAGGGATGGCGTTCACCCCAAGCCAGGCCTTCTGGTAGACACCGGTGTCTGTTCTCTCGGTAAATGCCCGGCTGCGGGCGCGCCTGAGATCCTTTTGCAGCATCGGCATCGATGGCGCGATCTCCTTGACCAGGTGCGAACGGGCATACAGGGTTCCTTTCGAGTAGGTGCGCTTGGCCGCGCGCATCAGCTGGAGCGGTAACAGCCCGAATGCTTCTCGCGCCTCCTCGATCCCCTGAATCTCGACCCGTGACATGGGCTACTCCGGCCTTACGACGACGCTGGTCATACCGCCATCCTCGTCAACCAGATCGGCGATGAAGTAGTTTTGCCCACTGACCGCAACGGTATCGCCTGCCCTAGCCCCCGTTGCGCTCAGTTCCTCCGATGGGACCAGCACGCGAGGATCGGGGCGCGTGAAGGCGTGTTCCGTCGGGCCCTGGCTATCCCGCCCTGGCGCCAGGAATACGCCGACCAGATCGGTCGCAACGCCGCCCGCAACGATGGTCACGGGCTGGCCGTGAATCCGCAGGACGGCGCTGTTGGCAAGCTGGGCGGCAGCGGCGAACATGATCAGGCAATCGCGCTATCCACCAACACCCATGCTGCACCAGTCGACTGGAACAGCGCGTAGTCGTTGTTGGCATCGATCGCTGCGTGAGTGCTCCCGCCGGCGATCTGCTCGCTGCCCGCAGGATCCAACGTAACCGCCTGAGCGGTCGCATCCGTCTTGCGGACCCTCAGCAGCGCTCCGGGAGGGATACTGGCAACGCTAACGATTGCGAGAGTTTTAGCGCCCGTGTTCGGCACGATCAGCGTCAGCTCGCCGCCCAACAGGTCCCCTGCGCCGATGGACTCGTTGCCGGTGGCTGCCAGCGTCAGAACGCGCGCGCCCTCTTCCGCGAATTCAGCAAGGTCGACCAGCGCTTCGGTCGCCGATGTTCCGGCCGCTTCCGCGGCATAGCCGATGAAGTAGGCATTCTTGGCGGGAGCATTGATGACGTTAAGCGCTGATGCGTCCCACCACAGCTTCTGGCCTTGCGTAATGGCACCACTCGCCTTCGCCAGACGGACAACGCCATCCAGCAGCACCGAGCCAACGGCGGTGGACGCGATATCGGTCTCGGCAATACCCAATTGCTGTTGGCCGAAGACCACTACCGCACCCGATGCGACAGCGCTCCCGGTGCCGTTGGTCCAGTCGGCAATCCGACCTTCTTTGACGAAATTCTTCATGGTTTACCTCTGTTAGCCTGTATGTGTTCCTGACTCTTGGCTGTTACCGGGGCTTGTTACTGGCCGGCGTTCTTGTACCCGCCGCGGAAGTCATTAGCCGCCACGCCGTAATCGAGGCGCACTTTCCATCGGATCGCGTCGGTGAGAAATTCCTCTTCATCAGCCACGTACGGGGTCTGCTGGCCATCCAGGAATCGAACTTCCAGCAACGGTGCGTCCATGGGGTCCGCGATCAGATACCAAGCCGTCGTGCTGGTGGCGTCCAGTGTCGGATCAGAGACCACTTCCAGCGGGCCCCAGTCGCGAATGATGTTCCGCTTGAGCTGCGCAGTCGTGTCGGTATTGAACTCCGAGGCAATCACGGTGCGTGCGTCATCCTCCTTGACGACGGGCACCAGCAACACGCGCGGCATGATGTTGAGGTAGTCATTACCGCTTGGGTCCTTCTGCTTCCGCATCGCCGCGCGGCCCGCGCTCAAAGTCGCGACAGTGATCGATGCGGCGGACCCCGCCAGATTGGAATGCTCCGTGCTGAACAGGTTGTAGCCATCGCCCATTGCGCCATTGGTGTTGATGACGCCGTACACGTCGGCATTGACCGTTCTCGCAGCAGCGCGCCCCAACATCTGGGCCAGGCGCGCAAACCCGTTCAGATCATCATTGATGATCATCTGGCGCGTGAGCTGGATGAACCTGCCCTTGGTCGCCGCGGTGAGCTGCGAGCGCTCCTCGCCGATCGTGCCCTGCTTGTATTCGGCACCTTCTCGGACTGTCTCCAGCGTGCTGAAGGAGCCCATCCGGACCAAATTGATAGTCTTGAAATCGGACACCTCTCCAGCGGCCGCGATCTTCTGCCAGGTGGAAGGGAATGCCTCGTAGGCAGCCTGCAGCGCCTTGTTTGCGGCGTCGGCCAGCAAGAGCGGGAAATCCGAGCGGCTATGAGACGCCAGTACCCGTCCGGCGATTTCTGACCGCGTCATGCCGCGGGTAGACGCCCCGGAAGACTCCAGGCATAGCGCAGCCATCTCGTGCAGCGCTCGCCCACGGTATGGGTTGGTGCGATCGTCCTTGCCGTGGCCCATCCGATGCGCAAGAGCCGCGGAGATGCCGATGCGAAACTTTTCTTCCGACGATTCGCCCACGTCCACCCGCGGGGTAGCCGCCAGCGGCTGCGCCGACTTGCCCAGCTCTTCCAGGAGGCGCGCGGAAACCGTTTCCAGCGGGATGCTCGGATCGTCCAGCATTTGGTCCTGCAATGCTGCGACCGCCTCGTTGTTGACGAATGGACGGAATCGGGCCCGCACTTCGCGCGCGCGCTCGGCGATCTCGGATCGTGCCTTTTCGGCGGCGGCCGCCTCAATGCGTGCAATATCCGGCGGCGGGGTGGTGGCTGCGGGTGAATTGGCCGCGGCCTGAGACTCTTTGCTCATCGTGGATTTCCTCTCGGACATGGAAGAGACCGGCCGCGGGGCCGGCATGAAACGGTTATTGCGGTACTGCGCGGCAATCGCCAACTCGCCAGTGACTTCGTCGATGAAGCCCCCATCCTTCGCCTCTTCGGCGGTATAAAAATGGTCCTTGCCATCCTTCAACAGCGCCAACACCTGGTCGCGGGTCTGACCGGATCGCTGGTAGGCCGACGCCATGGCGTCCGCGTACTTGTCCAGAACATCCGCCATGTCGCGCATATCGGCCGCGTTGCCGGCGACGACGCCCCAGGGCGCGTGGATCATCAGCAGCGCATTGGCCGCCATCTGCCGTTGGTCTCCGGCCATCGCAATCAGGCTGGCAATGGACATAGCAACGCCTTCGACGGCGGTGGTGATGGTGGCATCCTTCCGGCGTAGCGCGTTGTAGATGGCCAGGCCGTCGGCCACAGAGCCGCCGTAGCTGTTGATCCGGACGGTGATCTCATCCGCGTCGACTGCGTCCAGTTCCGCGACGAACTTTTTCGCGGTGACGCTCTCGTCGCTCCACCAGCTCTCGCCGATATCGCCGAAGATGTAGATCTCGGCCGCTTCCGGTGTCTTACCGGCGCGGAGTTCGTACCAATGCGGTGACGTTTTCGCCATTTTGGGTGCTCATTTGTGGGGATGTTCCCTTCGGCTGCGTCACGCCCAGCGTGACACCCTTTTCGTCGGCCAAGCGACGCCAGCGCGCCTCCTGATCGAGCACGTCGGTCGGGTTCTGGCCGCGACGGCGCACGATCTCCGGACCCGAGGCATGACCATTTCGCTCCAGCGTCTCCCAGGCATCGGCCTCCTTGGCCGGATCGATCCATGGCATCTGGGGCGGCAGATAAGTGGCGTCGTTGATGCTTGCTTCCGCCACATCGCGCGGCACACGCAGCAGGCCGGCGCCGACAGCGACGTTGATGAATGCCTGGTACACGGGCTGGACAAACTGATGGGAGAATTCAGCCGACAGCACGGCATAGTTGCCCCAGCTCTCGACCAGCTCTTGCCGCTGAGCCGAGTACGTCCCGTTGTAGTCGCGGGCCAGTGAGGAGTAGCTCGTCCCGACACCCGCCGCGATGGCCCGGAGCTGGCCATTCCGGTAGGGTTCCAGCTGGGCATTCGGCCGTTTGGAGTCGATGAGGCCGATTTCTTCCCCGGGCAGCAGATCGTCGAAGATCATGCCGGGCCGAAATTTGAGATCGCGGGGTTCACCGGAGTGATCCGCGCTGTAGAAATCGGGCGCGCCCTTCTTGATGAAGGCCGCCATCGAGGCGGCGACCTTGGCCGCAATTCGCTCCGATTCCTCGTAGTCCTTGATGTCATCCAGGCGCAACAGGACCGACCCGAACACACTGACACCGCGCGCCTGCCGAATGCGGTCGACCATCTTGATGTGCAACACGTTGTCGGCGCTGACCCGCTTGATGTCCGATCCGGTCGGCAGCCGCATCATGTCGCCCGGGTGCTGCTTGTAGAGGTGATACGCGACTGTGCGGCCCCAGGCATTGCGTTCGACGCCGGCAGTGATTTCGGGCGTCTCGTTCCGGTTGAGATCAAACGCCAGATGATCCGCTTCGATCGCCTCGACGCTGAACGGCACGATGGTGCCGTGGTTGAGTGATGGAATCGCGCCCAGGATGAGCTGCGCCAACACCTCGCCGTCGCGAATCCATGATCGGCACAACATGCGTTGCAGCGACGGCCAATCGTGCGTCCAGGACACCTCGGGTGTTTGCGCCCAATCGCGCCAGAGATCCCGAATGGCGGTCGCGAATTCATCATGTATGTCGCCGGACGCGGTCCTTGGCTGTGGCTCGATCGTAATGCCATAAGGCCCGACCACGCTGGCCACCAGTACATTCAAGGCGCCCCGCGCCAGGTCGTGGTTCTGTTCCAGATGGCGGGCTTGCTCGCGTAGCGACTTCCCGGCGCGAACCGTCGCGGTATCGGCCGAGCCCATCTCGCGCCGCTGCTTCCGCTGCGTGGAGGGCTTAGCCGCCTCGTAATAGGCAAGCGCGCGGCGCGCCTGGACCCGGCGTAGTGCTGACTCCGGGGCGAAGTAGGCGACCATGCGGTCGACGAGGTTGGTGCGATCAGGCATCGGAGAAACTCGCGATGCGATGGCGGGGAGAATTTTGAGTTGAGCCGGACGATTGACCGTCGAGGAAAGCGCGGATGGCGTTCCGCGTTCGCAGCAGGTCGGCAGCGGTCTGGTAGGTAACGCGCCGTCCGTTGACATCGCAAGTCAGCACACCGCTCGCGATCGCGGCTTCCACGCTATCCAGGTCGGTCTGTGTCCAGCTCATGCTGGAACACTACCAGCGGGTCGAGGTTCAAATTAAGGGAGAAAATGAACCTGTCGGCATTTTTTATGTTCCCGAAAATGGTTTCGGGAACATGGCGCGAGATTCATATCTCACAGCACCCAGTCATCCCGTCCGAGGCCTGACGACTGGCGCACTACGCGCTTAACTGTGCTGATGCTGCAGACGACCTCAGCCGCGATAACTTTCGGGTGCTTGCCGGCGCGCACAGCTTCGATGATGCGGCTGTCCCGGGCGTGACGGTCGAGGCTGGGCAGCCAGTGCTCGGCTCCTCCCCAGTGTTCCAGGATCAACCGGCACGACTGGTCTGCGGTGCAGCGCGCCGCGCACGGGTCGATACCGTGGTGTACCAGCGCTGCGAACATCGTCCGCCGGATGGCGGTCAGAAGATCGTCCGCGGTGGCCGGGTTCATCGTCACAGCACCCAGTCATCACGGCCCAGACCACCCCCCCTTCGATTACCGCGGCTGCGGGGCGGGTGCTGCTTGGTTGGGGGGTTTTCCGATTCCGGCACTGCGATCGGCTGCAGCCGGTTCTCTGTGGGCCTGCCTGGCTCCAGCAGCGTCTCCAGCGCTTCCCAGTCGCGAACGCGCATGGCGTGCACGCGCACTTCCGGGTGATGCGCGGCGGCCATCGCATAGACGAACGTGTCGAGGCCTTCGTTGCGCCGGCCACGGCGCTTGACCCAGCGGTTGTGCTGCGGGTCGAAGGCCTCGGAGGTCAGCTGCGCGTAGTAGTCCTCATCCAGCCCTTCCGAGAAATGAATCAGGCGCTGCGCCGGGTCGGTATCGGCATCGGCGGCGAGCCGGGCGAAGATCGCCGACTTGGCGGTGTCGGTGCCGACCATGTAGAGCTTCACGCCGCCCCGGATCACGCGGCCCCGGTGGTTCACATCGACGGCAGACGGTCGCCCCGCCAGGATTGGACGCGAGGGCGTCTGGCTGCCCTTGATCGCAATCACCCGCTTGGCCGGATTCGAACGCGCGTAGGTGTAGACCTGGTGGGTATGGTGGCCGCCGGTATCAATCGCCGCGGCCTGGATCACGAGATCCATACCGAACGCGTTCCGCAGCGGCGTGTTGAGCTTTTCGCTCAACGCCATCCACACTTCGTCGCGCGCCGGATCGCCCGGTAGCTCGAACCAGTCGATCACCCAGCAGACCTCGCCACGGCCCCAGCCGAGGATCTGGACCGACAGCCGGTCGTCCTGGGTGTCGATGCCGGCGGTGAGGATCAGGCAGCCTGGCGGCAACGTGCGAAGCGCGTACGGCTCGGCACGTTGCGAGAGCGAGGACGGCTTGATGTCGCGCGAGCGGTCGTGCCAGGACTCCGCCAGCACGGTGTTGACGAAACGCTTCAGCTTCGGTGGATCGTCGTGGACGGACTGCCACTCCTGGGCCAGTTCCAGCCAGGAATAGCCGAGTCCGATCGGCGCATACAGCCCGTTGATGTGGTAGCCGCGAACAGGGCTTTCCGGGACCTCCGGAACCCATCGGCCCTTCGCCAGCATCTCCGGCTTGTGGTGCTCTTCGATCTCGGCGCCACACTCGCGGCAGACATACCGGGCGTGGCTGACATGTCCCCCCGGCGATTTGTGCCAGCGGAGATTGGACCAGATCAGCACCTGATATTCGCCGCAGTGCGGACACGGCACATGGTAAGTGCGGCGGTCCGAGCGCTGATACTCCTCCTCGATGCGGCTGGCATCCCGGACCGTCGGCGTCGAGATCAGCATCACCTTGCGGCGTGGGAAGTTGGCGGTGCGCGCCTGGACCAGGCCGAGCGGGTCGCCCTCGCTGCCGACCTCCCAGGGAAACGCGTCGACCTCGTCGCAGATCACGTAGCGGATCGGCATCGAGCGCAGAGAACTGGGCGAATTGGCGCCGGACAGAACCAGCATGCCGCCCGGAAAATCCTTGATGTCCTTGGAGTTCGAAAGCGCCCGCGAGGCATGCGCGTCGAACAGCTCAGCAATCGTCTCGGTCTCCCGGAGCATCGGGTGTAGCCGCTGCATGATCCAGCGGTCGCGGACTTCCAGTGTTGGCGCCACAACCAGCATGGGCGCCGGGGAATGGGCCATGACATAGCCGATCCAGTTCAGGGCCACCTCGGTCGCTCCGAGCTGCGCGGATTTCATCACCACGACCCGCTGTACGGGCGAATGGTCCGACAGGCAATCCATGATCTCGCGGAGGTACGGCGTGCGGCTGGTCTTCCAACGCCCCGCCTCGCTGGATGCCTTGGCGGACAGCACGCGGTGCGCGTCGGCCCACTGTGACAGCGACAGCCGAACGCGCGGCTTGCAGGCCTTGGCGAAGGATTCCAGGAAGATCGAGGCGGAGGCGGTCATAGTTTCTGCACTCCCTCCGAGATCTCGCGAAGCACGTCCTCAATTTCCTCGACCAGGCGCCCGCGGATCGCTTCTGGCTCAGACGCGGCGGCCAGTTCGTGCGCCAAGCGGTCCGGCAGGCCCTCGAGCGCGGTGCGCAACAGCGTGCCGAGGTTGAGCCCGGAGAGCCGGACATCCGACGCTGCGACGAGCTCGCCGACCGACCGCTCGTAGTCGGTCTTGGCTTGCAGCGCCAGAAATCGCTCCTTCATCGCGCGCGCGTCCTGGTAGCTCATCTCGGAGCCGTCGCCGGACGTCTCGGCATCCGCGCCCGGCGCGATATCGGACGTCACCGCGCTGTTGACAGGAGCCGGACGCTCCGCCCGCCAGCGGGCCCGGACTTCCGAGCGGTTCGGATCTTCGGTATCCCTGATCCGCCGCACCGAGGCCTCGACGTCGACCTTGCCTTCGCGCGTCAACACCAGCCGCCCCTGCTGCTTCAGCTTGGTGACGTAGCCGACGCTGAATCCCTGCAACGCGGCGAACTGAGACTGGTTGACGGCGGTCATGGTCGAGAGTCACACCACAGGAATATTGTCGGCGATGGCCTCAAGCTTCTTGCCAATAGTGGCGCAAGTCAGGCTGATGGCGTCATCGATGACTTCTGCCGCAGTACTCACGGACAAAGAAACGTCTTCTCTGGATGATTTAACAGACTACGCTAGATAATCGATGGACGCTGCAATTGCGAATTGCCCTACAAGGCTAGGATTACATTTCGCAAAGCCTTCTCCAAACATATCATCCAGCCGTCGAGCGCCTGTGCGCAGATAGAACTCTGCCGAATCAGCGGACTGTTCAATAGCATGCTGCGCTGTAATTGACATATTTCATACCTCATAGCTGGTCACGAGTTCAGAAAGCACTTCGAGAGATGGGTCTTCTATCATCTCCCGCAGTTTAACTAGAGCGGTTTGCATGCTTTCTGTCGGAATACTTGCCACCTCTTTACGCACGGATAACGAACGCACCGAACTCGGTGCACGCATGGACCCGTCTTTAAGTACGGCATTCTGCGGCGGCCTCAGCAGATGTATATATCTGCTCTCCATAGCGTCCAGGTTCTCACGGCGGCATGGCACATACGCGTACGCGTCGAAGTCTTTAGTACCATGCTTATCAATGCGTGCATAAACATTCGTAGACTGGCCGACATAAACGACGCGGCTATCTTTAATCAGAAAATATATCCCACTAAACCCACCATACGGGAGCGACCGTTTTACAATCTCGTCCTTACTTAGTAGCGACCATCCTCCCTTTTTTGCAGCAGCGGCAGCAGTCCTTTTCCAATAAGCCCGCTGCTGAGCACTGGCTACGCGGCGCATTGCTCGTCTCCTCTTCAGACGTGAGTGACACGCCCGGCCGTTGTTACAGCAGCGGCCGGGCTTTTTTTTGCCCAAACGGGCAGGACTCTTCCGTGTGCAGGGCTGTGCAGAGTAATAAAATTACATCGCACAAAATTTCCCTTTATAAATGAGGCATGTGTAGGGCGTGCAGGGCGTGCAGGGGCATATACGTGTGCGCGCGAATTCGCACACGTCGGAGTGGTGGCGCGTGACTCGTGCGCGCCTGCGCACGTAAGGCGGGCGTTTTGCCCTGCACAAGGCTGCAAGTCGCTAATTTTTAAGCGGAAAACGTGTGCAAGGCACCCTGCACAAGCCCTGCACAGCCCTGCACACCTTGCACAAAAAGGCGCGCAACTCATGGCAAGTCCCCATGTTTCAGCGCGTCGGAGAACTTTTCAGTCACATCTCTGAGCCATTCCGGTGCATCTTTCTCGATTGGCTTGGGGTCGTAGTAGTGCGCCGGCGGATACAGCACCGTCCGCTGTTTGTAGCCCTGGCCGTTCATGATGCGGTCGCGTTTCTTCTCCACTCCGGGCAGCTTGCTGATCGATGACAGAAAGATGTGCTCCGGCGCGCAGCGATGCACGCCGCAGGCGCCGCCCCATCGCTTGTAGAGCGCGTAGAGATCGCGCGAAACGACCGGGCCTACCGGCATTTCGAGATCACCATCCAGCCATTCGCGGAAGAATCGTTCGGTGTTGTCGAGGCCGAGGTCGATCAGGTCGCGCTTGGCGCGCGTATCGGGCGGCTTGGTATGCGGCGAGAAGTCGCCGAGGTCGAGATTCAGCAGATAATCGTGCAGCGCGGCGGCGCCACCCTGCCGCATCTCGTCGGCAACCTCCTCGTAGAACTCGGCCCCGAGCGGGCCTGGCGTCCACACGACGCAATAACGCCGGTCTTTCTTGTCGAGCTTGGCGATATCGACGCGGTTTGAGAAAAACACGAAGTTACAATGGTTCTGCTCCTGGCGCCGCGGCATGTTCTTCGGATTGATCTGCCACTCGCGCTCCGTGATCATGTTCTTGAGCTTGCCCTGGACGTGATACAGCTCGACGCGGGTCACGACCTCGTTGGCGATGATGAAGAGCTTCGCGCTCGCCCAGTCGTTGAACTTGTCTTCCAGGTCGTCCTGGTTGATGTTGCCACCGTAGCGGCCATAGATCGCTCGAACGGCGCCGAAAAACAGGTTCTTGCCGGACCCCTCCTCGCCGTGCATCAGGAGCGCCGTCTGCATCTTGGCGCCCGGATGCTGTAACGGATACGCCAGCCACTTCAGAATCCACTGGTATAGCTCGTCGGCGTTCTCCTCGTTGCCGCAGAGGTACCGCAGCAGCTCCAGCAGCCGATCACAGCAACCGCTGACCGGCGCCGTTGAAAAGCCTGCCCATAAGTTGCACTCGACATTCGGATCAGAGCCCGTCGGGTCAAACCCGATCTTTTCCGACGAGACATACCGTCGCGCGGGCGACGCCTGCCACTCCCGAACGCTCTCCTTATTCATGACGTCCGTACGGAGCGCTGACAGCTTGATGATCATTCGATTGCGCCCGTCCCAGACCATCTCCGTTCCGTAGATCTTGATCATGTGCGCGAGCAGGTCGTTGACATCGCGCGGCACGAACAGCGCGGCAGCGCCCCCCTCCGCCCCGTCGAGTTGTCGCGCGGACGGCCCCACCCTGGACGACCACTTCAGCTCAACGAGCTTGCCCTCGATCTGGCTACGCACCGTGGCGATGCCCTCAAGGCAATGCAGGTCGTTGAAGTCGGTCAGCTTGCGCTCGCGTTCCAGTGAAAAAATCGGCGCGATCCATGCGCCGTTGACCGCAAGTGCGGCGGCCGAGGCTTTGGCTATGCCCGGGTTGCCGTCAGTGAGGAAATCGTCGTCGGCGCAGATCAGGATCCGCGCCTCGCGGTAGCGCTTGTGGATGATCTCGGCGACCGGCAGGAGGTTGCCGCAGTCGAAGGCAACGACGACCGGAAGGCCGGTGGCCATGTGGAGGCTCGCGCCGGTCGCGTAGCCTTCGCACAGCAGCACCACCCAGGTCGGCGTGCCGCCGATCAGATGGAACTTGCCTTTTTTCTCGAGGCCGGCTGGCCAGAATTCCTTGTCGCGATCGGTCTTACGGATGCGGTCGCGGTGAAATTCGCGGGAGAGAATGAACTGGAGACCGAAGACCCGGCCGACGTCGTTGCACATCGGCACCACGACGGCGCCCGACGGCGAGAACTTGACCCCGAACGGCTGTACACCCTTGCGTTCGAGATACTCGGAGCGACCGGTGACCTCCAGTTGATACCAGATCCGGTCGGCCCGCCTGGCGGCCCGCTCGATGCCGGCCTTGCGCGCGGCCTCAGCGCAGCGCTGATCCTCGCGCAGTCTGATGCGAAACGCTGCTTTCTGATCATCGGTGAGACCGGTCGTCTTCCCGAGCTGGATCTTCTGCGCGTTGTTCTCCTGACCACGCCAGATCCCGAACGAGCCGACAAGAACGGTGTCGCCAGAGTCGAGCACCAGTTCGTGGACGATGTACCACCCGCGCTGCTCCTTGTCGTCAACCGTCCGGCAGCGCTTGAGCCGGCCGACTTCGACGCTCGACACCTGCAACCCGGCGGCCTGCAGTTGGGAGAGAACGTCCTGGTAGTTCGACCAGCTCATCGCATCCCTGCATCAAATGGCTATGAGGTGACGACCAGGTCGTGATGATCGGCCGCGGCGCACCGAAAGCCTCCATTGCTGGTCTTGTAAGTCCATGATTTGACTAACTCCAGACTACACACCCTAGGCAAAAAACGCGACTCGCGTTGCCCGCAGGCTGAGAAGCGCGGAAGGACCCGCAAATCCGGCGCGTTTCATTCGGGCGCGTGAAAAACTTTTTCATTCGTCGAAACCGAATCCGATTCGTCAGCGAATTCATCCGCCGGGGAGACGGGGCGCTCTCGTCCATAAAGCTGGCGCAGCGCGTCGCGTTCTTTCTGCGCCGCGCGTGCGGATCGCTTGATCTTTCGGCGCGACGCCATCGCGCGCAGATACCCGATCGACAGCCGCGCATCATCAAACTTTTTCGCCATCGTCCTCGATGTCGACCGTAAAGCTGGTCATTCCAGGCGGTGTGACAATCCTGCGATTCTTGACCTGGTCGATCACGCTGCTGATCGATCCGGCCATCAGCACCACGCTCACCGTGTCGCGATCGCCGATCATGCGGACGCGGAATCGCCGCTGCTTCTGCAGCGACAGCGATTGATACTCGCGCTGTGGTCGTTCGATCATCGCCATCCCGCCTCGCACCTCACGCCGCCCATTGCGCCATCGGCAACCATCCGGAAATCCTGGAGAGTTCGCGGCATTACCTCGGCCCACAGGATTCTCCCGGTCGGTTCACAGCGCATCGAGCATCCGTAAACCAATGTCGCCATCACGAAAACCGCCGAATCACGAACAAGAACAGCACCACGACCCACACCACGAAAAACGCGGCCGTCAACAGATGCGGCTTCATCCCCACAGCAGCCATCCGATGGCGAGCCCAACGACGATCCCGTAGAGCGAGAACATCATGGCCCCGAGCGCCAGCTCCGGCCGGTCTCCCTCGTGCGGATCGTGATAAAGCCTCGGCAATCTCGGTGGTCCGCTCATGAAAACAGCCGCTTCAGCTCTGAGTTGATCGCCCCGATCGGGACATAGAACGGCTTGTCGGTGATCAGCACCGAGATCCGGTCACGCTCCACTTGCACCCTGCCCGTCGCTCGGCCGGAGAACGATCCATCGGGCGCCAGCGTGATGCCTTTCTCCCTCGCCTGCGCCCGAAACCGCTCCCAGTTCGACGTGATCTGCTGATGCAGGCTCGGCGTGATCGGAAAAATGAGCGTCGTCGGCGTCATGCCGCACCCCGCTTCGGCTTATCCAGCCCCAGCCGGTAGTAGGCCAGCTGGATCGCCTGGTCGACGTCGGCCTGAACAACACCGTCCGCCTTCCCGGCCCGATTCAGCTCCTCCCAGATCAAGCCGGAGGCCAGATCCCGCTTCTTCGTGCCAGACTTCCGGTCGGGGATCAGCTGCACCACATACCGATCGGCGATGGGCAGCACCGTCTCGAGCGCGGTTCGCACCTCCGGGCTAAACAGCGGCATCAGATACCTGGCGACCAGAGCGCCCGCCAGTCTCAGCAAGATCCTGTAAACCCAACCCATCAGCCTGCCCTCCGTTTGAATTCATCGACTGGCCGCCAGCCGAAACAGTGATCCGGCTCGAACCAATGCACATCCGAAAAATCCTGATAAGCCTGCCGGTAGAAGGCCGGCGACGTACCGCTGTCCGAATGTCGGCCGCACGTTGGCGACCGTCCACAATGCCGCGCCACGCATCGGGATAGCGGCCGGTCACGCTCTTCTGCCATAGGTGCCTGTCCGCATCTGCTCTGCCAGCTCCTTTGCCCGGTCGGGCGTCTGCTTCGCCCACTTGCTCTGCAGCATTGCCTTCGCCGCCAGCGCGTACTGCCCGGCACGCACCAGACCGAGCGTAAATACGAACTTCTTCAGTCCGCCGATACCCATCTGAAACGCCATGTTGCAGAGCGCATCGCACCGCGCCTGGTCCAGCTTCGAGGTCCACGGGATCTGCGCCATCACCTGTTCGCAGACGCGCGATGCGTCGAGATCCAGCAGCCACAGCGCGCCCTTCAGCGTCACGCTGCTGCCGTTAAATTCCGAGCAGACCTTCTCGTTCATGCTCAATGGCAGAGCATCCAGGTTGTGGCCGTAGCCGACCGTGCGCGCGCCGGCCGTGCATCGATAGACATACGTCCGCTGCCCCACGACGCGTCCAAGACCCTCGTGACGCTTCAGCTGTTCGATCAGTTCGTGCGATGGCATTGCAATCCGCTGCTCATGGGTGCGGTCCGCTGTAGCGGTCGGCGTGGTCATCGTCGCAGGCTGCCTGTAGCCTGAGTTTGTGACCGTGCACGTAGTCCTCGATCAGCCGGGACAAGAATTCGGATGTCGCCCGGCCCTCGAAGTTGGCGAGGTGGCAGACGATGGCAAATGTCGAGTCATCGAGAGACACCGACACCCGGTTGAGCCGTTTTCCGAGATGCAGCGCGTTCATGTCATCGACCCTGGAGCAGGCGGCTCCCAAACATCCGGCCGAATCGTGTGCAGAGGAATGCCGCAGCGCTCGCTGATTTCTCGGGCCATCTTGACAGACGGTCTTCGCTCGCCGTGCCTCCAGCTCGCCACAGCGCGACGTGACGCGTTAAAAAGCGCCGCGCACTCTTCGTCGCCATGGCTCTTGATGAACTCAATAAATGATTCCATCCCTATATCATTCTCCACGAATCGTGGATTTGTCAAGCATAGCACGCCCACAAATTGTCGCGTGAGTTCCATCGCGCTGCATGAGACAACCGCGTGCATGACAGAATCCACACGAATGCTTGCGGTCGAAATTGGACGGAGGCTGCGCGCGGCCAGGACGCGAGCTAATTTGAAGCAGAACGAAGCGGCGGCCATGATCCCGGGGCTTACGCCGACGCGGCTGAGTAATTACGAGAAGGGCCTCCGTACGCTCGACATCGAGATCGCGAAGAGGTTGGCCACGGCGTATGGCGTATCGGCGGCCTATCTCCTGACGCTCGAAGAGGCGCCGGCAGATGCCGACCTGGCATGGCTGGTTGAGCTTTATCGGCGCGCTGATGGCAGGGGAAGGCAGGCGATCGTGCGGCTTGCCGAATACGAGGCGGGAATGTCAGAGTCTTGCCATATCGAACCCGCGGCGGACGACGCCGCGGGTTCCGCGCGAGTCCACGAATCAGTCCCTGAAGGCTACCTTCAACAGTCCATCACTGACTTAAAGACGGTCTAGACCCGATCGCTGCGCATCAACGTTTTCCGCACAGCCTCGCAGGCTCGGCATGAAGGCCCGCAGTGGTCGATCGCTTTTTGGGCGTAGCTTTCCATGCCGCGAAAATTTAACTACGATAGTCCGCTGGACGACTACTTTTATTGTTTTGACCGTCACAAGTACCGCTGTGTCCCGCTGGACATGAATATCGGAGACAGATTGCGCCAGGCGCGCCTGGAAGCAGGGCTGACACAATCGCAGCTTGCGGAGGCGTCTGTGATCAGCCAGCAGATGATCTCGAAGATCGAGAGAGGCGCTTCGGTGGGCACTACTTCGCTGGTGCCACTCGCGTTAACCTGCGGGGTGCGGCCGGAATGGCTGCACACTGGTATCGGCGCAAAATCTCAGCCGGCGCTACAGGAACAGGAAAGCACTGAGGTTCAGGAGCTGGCGGCCGCCTATGCGACGGCGACGATGTCGCAGCGTCAAGCGCTGCTGACCATCGCGCGAAGCTTCAAAGCGGGGTCGCCAGACGAGCCGAAGGACGATAAAACTTAGCCGGGGTCACACCCGCTTGGCTTTGCCCAGCTCCGCCTGGGTTTCTTCTTCATCCATTTCTTGGGCACTTCCGGAACCTTGGCGCCGGTCACCCTCTGAAGCTGCTTCGGCGTGACCAGGAATTTATCCAGGTTGGCACGAGTCGCATCGGTGGTGTTCGGGAACACCCAGGCGATCGTCCGTCCATCGCCGCGGATCACGACCTTCCAGTATTTGTCGGGCGTTCTGATGCCGTGCGAAGCCAGAAAATAGTCATTTGACTCATCTTCTCCCCAGAAAACCCCGCCCAGCACGAGCAGCTCGTCGATGTCCCGGTAGCACTCGATAATCTCCTCGGTCGCCAGCCATGCGCCCCGGTTCAGCGTAGCAGCCATCGGGACGATGTTGGTCATGTAATTCGACTGTCTGAGCGCTAGCTCCGAGTAATCGAGATGGTTTGCGGGAACCAGGTGGCTTCGCTCATAGGTCGGCGACGCTCCTTCTTCCCTGTGAAACGTGTCCGTGTTGAACGGCTGGCACTCCGGCGGCACATCGGGATCAAACCAGTAGTCATCCTCACGCGGGAATCCGCCCGTGTCGTGCTGGGCGTTGTACCGGAATCGGACCGCTCCGTGCTGCTCACAATCGAGCCATACCGTAAATCCCTCGTGGTCAACTCGCCAGATCGCTGCATCTGATCCAAACGAGGCAAACGACCACAGCAAAACAACGGCGGCCATCGCCGCCTGAAAAAAGCGACCGTCCATCTGAATCCTCCGGTTGCAAAGGTACGCCACAACGGCTGGGGCCATGCAATCGCTGGCACCAAGATCATGCCGATGGGTGCTGATGCGCTGATACCGATTTCCGTGGTACTCCGCTGAAAATTTAGCCCGGACCGCTCACCCCCTTGATGAGGTCTCCACAAACTGTGATGCACCTATTGCTTTTTAATCCACAATACGTGTATCTTTAGATCGTGACTAACGGAGACCGCCATGAACACCAACCAAGCACTTCACCAGGTCGCTGAAATCGAGATCGAGCGCATCGAAGCGATCACTCAACGGAGCGCAGGACCACTGCGCGACATGCTCGTGCTGCATCTGGAGCAGGCGATGAGGACCGTCTACG